TTAAAGCAAAAGTTAAAATCAAGTTAAAGGTAGAGCAATGGCATTAACAGAGAAAATGGAAAAATTTGCTCTTGCCATTGTTGACGGCAAGACAAATAAAGAAGCAGCAATTTCAGCAGGTTATGCAGAAAAAACCGCATCACAACAGGGTTCCAAATTAAGTAAAGATCCTGAAATTATTGTCTACATCGAAAAGTTAAAGGCTCAAAAAGAAGGGCGCTCTTTAACTTCTGACCAACCTAAGGTTAAACCTGAAAACGAGCCAGAAAATAGCGGTGAAGATGAAACCCCGGTTGATGAATTCCAGTTTGAAGGTGATGATCCTTTAGATTTTTTAATCAAGGTCATGAACTTTAATGGCAATAAACTACCACTAAGAATGCAAGCCGCAATTGCAGCATTGCCTTATAAACACGGTAAAGTAGCTGAAAAGGGCAAGAAACAAACCAAAGAGGAGGAGGCAAAGCAAGCTACGAAATCTAGCAAGTTTGGTACTTTAAATAATCAACTTCCAAGTTAATTAATAATGTGTAAAATAATGGCGAAAATAAATTTTATGTAAAACTTATGTGTGAAAATAGCGAAAAATTCAAAGATTTATGTGAAAACCAAGCACTTTATACTAGCTTTGTAATGGTAGGTAATCATTCTATCTATGATTATACTTCTATCATGCTTGAGGAAGTTAATTTTGAATGTGATGTTTGTAATAAAGTTAGACCTTTTCATAACTTAAATAAAGATTTATATGTATTTCGCTTTATAGGAAAAGTTAATAATCTAAATGTAATGGCTGAATTTGAATGTGTTTCATGCAAGTCGCAAAAAAAAACATTTTCTATAGGAGTTGATTATGTAGATGGTTCAGATTTAGCAGGAGAAAAATGTGAGTATAAAATTACAAAATTTGGTGAATTTCCACAAAAAAAACTAACTAAAAATAAAGATTTGGATAAATTTTTTAAAACTGAAATGCAGTTGTATAGAAAAGCAATTGTTTGTCTTGATAATGGTTATGGTATCGGAGCATTTGTTTATTTTAGAAGGCTTATTGAAAACAGCATTATTTCACTTTTAGAGATGATCGAAAAAGATGATGGTGCTGATATAAATATGAAAAAAGCAATCAGTGAGTTAAAAAAAGAAAGCCCAATGTCTAATAAGATTGATATTGCAAAAAATGCTTTACCTCTTACACTTTATGTGCAGGGGAAAAATCCATTGGGTTCGCTTTATAAAATTCTGAGTGAAGGTGTACATAGCTTTACAGATGAAGAATGTTTAATAAGAGCAAAAACAGTTCAAAATTGTTTAGAGTATTTAATAGGTGGTTTAGCAGAAAATAAAAGAAGAAAAGAATTATTTGGTAAAAATTTAAATCTACTAAGCTAGTAATTAAAGTTTATTTATTGAAAAACCGTCTTAAAAAAGGCGGTTTTTTTATAGGAAAAAATAAATGACCGCAATGCTTACAGAATGGACAACCGCTTGCCCAGACTGGGAGGAGCGTATTGTCAATAAACAGTCGCTCATGCCTTGTGCTCCTTTGTTTCCACAAGTTGCAGACGTTGCCGAGCGTATATTTAAAGAACTTATCCTTGTTGATGTGATGGATAGCCCAAAAATGGGCGATGTCACACTTGAATGGGTTATTGAGTTTGTACGCGCAATCTTTGGAGCTTATGATCCGAAATCAAAACGCCGTTTAATACGTGAATTTTTTCTTCTTATTTCAAAGAAGAATACAAAATCTACTATTGCTGCAGGTGTGATGTTGGTTGCTCTGCTGCTGAATGATCGTCTTTCTGCTGAACTAATTATTCTTGCCCCTACAAAAGAAGTGGCAGACAACAGTTTTAATCCTATTCGCGACTTTATCCGTGCTGATGAAGAACTTAGTGCAATGATCAATATTTCAGAGCACACAAAAACAGTTACGCATCTAGGTACTGGAGCAACACTTAAGGTTATTGCAGCAGAATCTAACGCCGCAGCAGGTAAAAAGGCCTCGATCATTTTGATTGATGAGGTTTGGCTCTTTGGTAAGCGTGCGAATGCGGAATCAATGTTTCGTGAAGCAAAGGGTGGTTTAGCATCACGTCCAGAAGGCTGTGTAATTTATCTGTCTACCATGTCGGATGAAGTGCCATGTGGTGTATTTAAACAGCTTTTAGATTATGCCCGAGATGTACGTGACGGAATTAAAGTTGATAAAAGTTTTCTGCCACTTATTTATGAATTCCCTAAGCATCTAGTAGAAGCTGGCGAACATTTAAAACCTGAAAATTTTTATATTACAAACCCAAACTTGGGCGCATCGGTTGATCTTGAATATCTAATTTCGGAATTTAACAAAGTTAAAGATGCTGGTGAAGAATCTCTTAGAGACTTCTTGGCCAAACATTTAAACATCGAAATTGGCATGAATTTACGTGCAAATCGATGGGCTGGTGCAGAGTTCTGGAATCAACAAAAACATGTTTTTGGGCTTGATCAGTTAATTGAGCAATCTGATGTCATCACATTCGGGATTGATGGCGGTGGGTTAGATGATTTGCTTGGATCCGCGGTTTTAGGGCGTCTTAAAAAAGATCCCCGCGTCTGGTGGCTTTGGAATCATGCATGGGCAAATAAAGTTGCTTTGGAGCGCCGAAAAGAAAACATCCCAAAGTACCAAGACTTTGAAAAAGAGGGAAGTCTGACTGTAGTTGAGAAAGTTGGCGAAGATATCGACCAATTGGCAGCAATTGCTAAGAAAGTCTATGACAGCGGCAAGCTTTATAAAATTGGACTAGATCCACTTGGTTTAGGTGGCTTACTTGACGGGTTGTTAGAAGTTGGAATACCAGAAGAGTCGATGCTTGCTGTTCCACAAGGCCACAAGTTGATGGGTTATATCCTTACAACAGAAAGAAAACTTGCAGAGGGAAATTTATTTCATGCAGGTCAGCAACTCATGACTTGGGCAGCGGGAAATGCGCGTGTCGTAATGGTTGGTAATGGGATGCGAATCACTAAGCAAGAATCAGGGGTGGGGAAAATCGACCCTTTGATTGCAACATTTAATGCCGTGGCTCTAATGACCATGAACCCTGAGCCTGCCAATCGCGTTGATATTGACGAATACTTAGAGGATGTCGTGATAGCATGAGTACCACACAAGAGCCGGGGTTTTGGTCCCGCTTCTGGTCACGATTGACTGGAAATACACAATTACAAAAAGGCGATTCGTCTTATCCATTTGATAGTTATTTATCACCCGGTGGATCGGTTGTCACACCAGAAACAGCTTTGAAACTTTCCGCAGTCTGGGCGTGTGTAAAATTAAGAGCTGAAACTATCTCAACTCTTCCTTTACAGCTGTACGACAACAATAAACGTCTTGCTACTGATCATTACCTTTACCGTATTTTGCACGATTCACCCAATGCCGATATGTGTGCAAGTGAGTTTTGGCAAGTTCAAGTTGCTTGTGTTGACTTATGGGGGAATGCATACAACCTTATTACAAAAGACTCAAGCGGAAAAGTAATTGCTCTTGAGCCACTTTTCCCGAGTGGAATGGTTGTAAAACGTAATGATTTGGGAGCGATTGATTTTCATTACACTGAAAATGGGAAAACAACAACCTATTCGGAAGACCAAATCTTGCATTTTAAGGGTTTTACTCTTGATGGGCTTGTTGGTTTATCTGCTATTCAGTTTTTTGCTCAAACTATAGGCATGCAGTTTGATGCAAACAATCAAGCTCAAGACTGGTTTAAAAATGGCTTAAAGGTTGGCGGCTTTTTGGAGACTGGAGAGCAAACCTTAACTAAAGAGCAACGTGAACGGCTAAGAAATCACTTAAGCGAATTTAGTAAGCCGGAGAATGCAGGCAAGTACATGGTGCTTGAAGCTGGAATGAAACTTTCTGGCTCAAATAGCATTCGAATCAACCCAGTTGATGCTCAGTTACTTGAATCTCGGTATTTCGGTATTGAAGAAATATGCCGTGCCTTTGGTGTTCCACCTCAGTTAATTGGTCATACAAACAAAGCAAGTTCATGGGCTTCAAGTCTTGAGCAGACTAATAGGGGTTTTTTGACCTATTCACTTAATCCGCAATTAGTTCGATATGAGCAGACAATCACAAAGAGATTGTTTTTACCAAGTGAAAAATACAAATACAGACCAAAATTTGCCGTTGAAGGCTTATTGCGGGCCGATAGCGCTACTCGCTCAGGGTTCTACACAAACATGATTCAAAACGGTGTCATGACCCGTAATGAAGTGCGGGATTTAGAAGATTTAGCGCCTTTACCGGGTGGCGATGAGTTAATGGTTCAAATGCAAATGGTCGGCTTGAAAGATCAGGGGAAAACCAGTGGATAGACTTAAACTAACTTTAGAAATCAAAGCCACCCAAGAGGGTGGCTTTTTTTCTGGCTACTTGGCTGCTTTTGACAACCTAGATTCACATGGCGACATCATCCGCAAGGGGGCTTTTACCAAAACCCTTCAAGAGTGGAAAGCAAAAGGCAAGTACCCAGCAATCTTTTGGGACCACAACCCGTCTGAACCAATTGGAATTTTCACCGAAATGCGTGAAGACGAAAAAGGGTTGTACGTAGAAGGTCGTCTCTTAATTGACGATGTGCCGCGCGCTAAAGCTATTTATGCGCTGATGAAGGTTGGCGCGATTGATGGCATGTCCATTGGCTATATCACCAAGTCTTATAGACGCGATCCAGACTCACTAATCCGCGAACTGCTGGAACTGGAGTTGGTGGAGGGTTCAATTGTTGCCTTTCCTTCCAATCCAGAAACCCTAATCAGTTCCGTCAAATCCAAATTACAAGATGGCGAGCTGCCATCCTTACCAGAATTTGAAAAGTTCCTGAGAGAGTCAGGATTTTCAAAAACGCAAGCCACTGTCATCGCTAGTAAGGGTTTGCGTCATCTTTTGAGCGAGTCAGAGGGTGAAAACGAAAAAGCGAAATCAATTTCAAATGCCTTAAATATTTTACGAGGAATCAGCAATGACTGAAAAAACTTTAGAACAACTCGCTCAAGAGTTCCAAAAACACGTTGATACAGTTAAAGAAATCGCCGAAGAGTTCAAAGGCAAACAAGCAAAAAGTGAAGAAATCTCACAAAGCGCCAAAGATAAAGCGGACGAAGCTTTAACTACGTTAAATGAAGTTAAAAACAAACTGACAGAACTGGAGCAGAAAGCTGCACGCCGTGGTAATGGTGATGTTGAAACTAAAAAGCAAACCATGGGTGGTGAGTTTGTTGAAACTACAGAATACAAAAATGCTGCAGAAAGTCAGTATCGTGGTATTCAGCGTGTAGAGTTAAAAAACACAATTGGTACAACTGAAGTTGGAAAAATTATTCCGGCCACCAATCTTGGCTTGCAGTTACCAAACCAAATGCGCCTTACAATCCGCGATATTTTGGCTGGTGGCAGCATGAGCGGTAATGTTCTTGAATATGTCCAAATGCAAGACTTTACCAATAATGCGGCAGTTGTTGCCGAAGGTGCACCAAAGCCAGAATCCGCAATTACATTTACTGATAAAGACGCGAAAGCAGTAGTAATTGCTCACTGGTTAAAAGTAACTACTCAAATGTTAAGCGATGCACCAGCATTGCAGTCTTTCATTGACAACATTTTGCGTCATGGTCTTGACATCAAGCTTGAAAAGCAAATTCTTGCTGGTGATGGAACCAATGGCAATATGCTTGGCTTAATCCCTCAAGCGACTGCTTATGCTCCGCCTGCAGGTGCTCCAGCAACACCAAACATGTTTGATGTATTGCGTTTTGCAATGCTTCAAGTTGTATTGGCCGATGACTTTGCAAACGGTCATGTACTCAACCCAATTGACTGGGCGTTGATGGAAACGCAAAAAGATGCAAACGGCAACTACATCATTGGGAATCCGCAATCACAAGCGGTTCCAACATTATGGGGCCTGCCTGTAGTTCAAACCGCTGCAATGGATGCAGGTAAATTCTTAACAGGTGCATTCAATACTGCAGCTCAATACTTTGAGCGCTGGGGTGCTGCTGTGCAAATCGGTATGCAGGGCGATGATTTCACATCAAATAAACGTACCTTACTTGCTGAAACCCGTGGAGCATTAGCTGTTTATAAGCCTAAATCGCTTGTATATGGCTCTTATACTCCTGCTACGGGTGGTTAATTCATTTTGGGGTGGTGTTCGTCACCATCCCTTTTAGAGAGGCCAAAATGAAAGAATACGAAGTTTTACGCCCACACTTTGGAGATAAAGACTACAAAGAGGGCGATATTCGAACCGCAGATCCAAACGCGGTAAGGCATTTGGTGGAAAATAAAGTTTTACGTGAATACCAAACAAAAGTTGATCCACCAAAACCAGCTACAAGACGGAATAATTCAAAATGATCACACTCGAACGAGCTAAGTTGCAATGTCGAGTAGATCATAACGATGAAGATGAACTATTTATCGAATGGATTAGCCAAGCAGATGAAGAAATAGCAACGGATATTGACCGAAAAATTATTTCGGACGAGTCGGAGCGAACATCTGAAACGGACATTGTGGACTGTAAAAAATTAGATAATGCCCGGTTAATATTTATTGAGTATAAGTACAGCCGAAGTCTAGAAGGGAAACCTCAAGCATATTGGGATATTTTGCAGCCTATTAGAGAAATGGGGGTCTAATATGCCCAGCATTACTCCAAAATTGAAGCACCGCATCACCATTCAAAAGCCCATCCAAACCCAAGATCAAAACACGGGTAAATTGATTGTTACATGGTTAGATTTCACAAGAGTTTGGGCAGAAGTTACCGACTTATCAACACGTGATGTTATTGCTGCCAAAGCAGCCAATAGCTTGATACAAGCCCGTGCAAAAGTGCGATATAGCAGCACTACAAAACAAGTTGATAGCACAATGCGGGTTCTTTTTGATGGTTACTATTACAAGATTGATGGGAACCCAATGCGAGACCCAGACTCACGCCGTGAGTATTTAACTATCAACCTTGCAACAGGTGATAAAGCATGGAATGGGTGATTTATGGCTACTCAAATACATGGCTTGGAGCCTGCTTTAAGAAAAATGCAGGCAATCGGTAATGAAAAAACTGTAAAACGTATTGCCCGTAAAGCGATGCGGCAGGCAATGAACATTGCTCGGGATGAAGCCCGTCAAAAAGTTAAACGCCTAGATGATCCTACCACTCCAGAAAAAATCTGGAAAGAAATTGTGGTTCAAAATGGCCGGAGTAGAAATAAAAACACTTTGGTTATGCGCGTGGGAGTGCGTGGTGGTGCACGTATCCCATATACAAACAATGCTCAAAATAGACGTGCTGGGCGTGTTGGTCAAACTTACCAAGCGGATGGCCGAGTTTTTTACTGGCGATTCCTTGAGTTAGGCACAAGTAAACAGCCTGCTACTCCGTTTTTACGCCCTGCTTTATACGAAAACATTGAACAAGTTACCGATAAATTTGTTCAGGTGTTTAATTTTGAGCTCAGTGTGGTTTTAGGTGCAGCTTAATGATTAAAGTCCCAATTTTTAAATTAGCAAGAGCAGATCCAGCAGTAAGAGCGCTACTCGAAAGTAATAATATCTTGAGAGTTTGGCGTTTTGGATCTGCTCCAGATCAGCCTGAAACACCGTATGTTACATGGCAAATTATTTCAGGTGATTCAAATAGCAGTCTTGATTCTCGCCCAGTTTCTGATAATGCAATCATCCAAATCGATGTTTATGCAACCGATGAAGATGTTGTGGAGCAAGTTGCAACTGCAATGAGAGACGCAATTGAGCTTGACTGTTATGTAGTTCGATATGGTGAAGCAGATAAGGACCCAGTAACGGGAATGCCTCATTATTCATTTGACGTTAGCTGGATCGTAAACCGCGAATAAAACACAAAACCATTTTTTCACTTAGCACCCAATCGGGTGCTTTTTTTATGCCTAAAAGGAGCGCTCTTAATGGCTAAACATGTTAAAGCTCAAAAAACGCAGTTATTTACTGTAATTGCGGGAACCGTTGTGCGTTTTATTTGCCCTAAGCGTATTTCGTTTGGTCAAGACTCATTTGGAAAGATTGATGTAACCTGTCTAGATGCTGATGTCAAAGAATATGAACGCGGGATGCGCGATCCGGGTGAAGGTGCAATTGGTATTGATTTGGATGATGAAAACACAAGTCATGACAAATTATTGGAAATTGCCGCATCTGGTGAAAAGCTACAGTGGTATGTAGGTTCAAGCCACTCTGTAACACCGCCAACGTATGACGCGACCACAGGTATTGATCTGCCAGAAACTCGTTCTTGGTGGTCATTTGAAGGCTATCTAAATGATGCAGCCCCTAATGACATCGAAGTTGATACAGTGATCGGTTATGAATTCACTTTAGTGCGAACTTCGGGTGTAACTTATACTAAACGTACGGTGACTCCATAAAATGGCTAAGATCAGTATTGCAGACTTAAAGCAGAGTATAACTACTCTGAATGTTCCAGTTAAAAAAACGGTTAAATGGGATGTTGAAGTAACAGAAAGTAATGTTGCTTCACTTAAAAAATTGACCAAAAACTCATTGTTAGAACTTGGTGAAACGGTTGAACTTGAAGCTGATGTTTTTGTTAAAAAAATGAGCTTCAAGGAGAGCCGAGAGGTTTCTAAAGCAGTCGAGTGGGAGTTTAACTATAAGAATCCAGAGGATTCAAAAGTTAAAAGGGTTGACTCAACCCTAATGCAATCGGCTCAGTTGCTTGGTTCAATTTGCTCTGATCAAAAGGGAACGCCTTTCTTCTCAAGTGTGAATGACGTCTATAAAGCCGAGCCAAGTTTGATCAATGCGCTATATGCTGCTGCCGATGAAGTTAATAACTTTATGGGAAAGTCACGGAAGAAGACCTTGCAGATAGAGAACTCTTTGCCGAGCTTGTCATCAACGGAATCGGTGGAGGCTCCTTAGAGGAGGCCGAAGAGAATCTTAGTCATGCAGAGGTGATGTTTTGGAGAGCCTATCGTCAAAAATACGGCTCTCTTAACTTAGGTCGCCGGCTAGAGCAAAGTTTTGGTAGTTGGATGGCTCACTACACAGGATTTAAGGTTAAAGAAGGTACAAAAGTAGATCCTTATATATTTATGCCACATGAAACACCTCCGGATGATGACGAAGAATTGTCATTAGAGGAGTATTTTGAGAAGTATCATAGTAACTAACCCTATCATAAGGTGGGGCATGTGACATTTACACACCGTTTTGTTAAATTGAAAAAAAGTGAAAAACGGTGTGCACATGAATAAGTTTTTAATTATTGCTATTTTGAGTTGCTTAATGCTCGGATGTGGGAAAACAGAAAAAGAAAAACTTGATGAAGAAAGGAAAAATCTTGATTTGCAAGTACAGAAATTGGTTAAAGATAAATTAAAAGATGGTGAAACAGCTAAGTTTCGTAATCAATGGGAGTTGTGCGGTGAAGTTAATGCTAAAAATAGTTTTGGCGCTTACACCGGCTTTCAACGTTATATAGTTACCAAAGAAAAAATATATTTTGAAAATGAGTATAACTCTGACCCAACCTCTATAGCTGCATTCAATCAAGTTTGGAGTGTTGACTGCAAGCAGTAATTAAATATTAATTTAAAAAACCCCGCGAATTAGCGGGGTTTTTATTGCCCGGAGAAAGGTAATGGCCACAACATCACTTGGCAGATTAACACTTGATTTAATGGTGCAAACAGCCAGCTTTACTGAGCCTTTATCACAGGCTGAACGCAAAGCGAAGTCAGCAAGTAAAGGGATTGCAGATTCATTTGATGTTGCAGCTATTGCGATAAGTGCATTGGGTGGTGCTATTGCTGGGTTATCAATTGCAGAGCTTGTGAACTATAGCGACAGAGTCATTCAGGCAGGTAATGACATACAAAAGTTTTCGAAACTTGCAAACAGTTCTGTGCGTGATTTCCAATACTATGCAAAAGGAGCTGAGACTGCTGGAATATCAATGGAGTCCTTTGCGGACAAAATGAAAGATATGCAAGATCGTATAGGAGACTTTCAGCAAACTGGCGGAGGTCCTCTTGCAGATTTCTTTGAAAATATTGCACCAAAGGTTGGAGTAACAATTCAGCAGTTTCAGAAACTTTCTGGTCCTGATGCGCTTCAATTATTTTACAACTCATTGGAAAAAGCTGGAGCTTCAACGAACGACATGAAGTTCTATATGGAAGCAATCATTTCAGATTCTTCATTGCTTATTCCATTGTTAGAAAATGGTGGAGAAGGTTTTAAAAAATGGGGTGATGCTGCTGAGCGTGCTGGCGCAATTATGTCTGACGACTTAGTTAAAAGCCTAGCTCAAGCAAGAGAAAACCTTCAATTGATGGATTTGCAATGGCAGGGCGTTGAGGCAAGACTTGTAAATAGTGTTGTTCCTGCTATCGAAACAGTGATAGAGAATTGGGACGACATTAAGGCGGTTACGATTGCAGTTGCTGCTGGTATTGCTAGTCGATTTGTCCCAGCTTTGGTTATGGCGACCTATCAATTAGGACAAACAGCATTGTTTGCAGTGCGTGCCGGTGTGGGTTTAGCAAACTTCGCTAGAACAGCCGGCGCAACAACAAGTGTAATGGCATTATTGGGCGGTCCTGCTGGGATTGGCATGCTTCTTACGCAATTGGCTGTAGCTGGTGGCGCCTATTATTTGATGTCTAAACAGACGCAAGATGCAACTGATGCACTTGAAGATCAAGGTCTTGTTGTTGATGAGCTAAGGGAAAAATATAAAAAATTAACAGCATCGCAACTAGCTCTTAAAAGTATCGAAGCTGGAGAGGAAATTGATAAACAAACTAAACAATTAAAAAGTTTGTTTATCGCTTTGGAACAATTTGAGAACGACTTAAGAGTTCAAGGAGACACTAAACAATTAACTGGTATTCAAAACTATCTTAAGAATTTGAAAGAAGGTGGAGATAAAGCGAAAACAGCTTTCTCTGATCTCCAAAAACAGGGATTGGTTAGCGAAACTACTCTTAAATTTATTGCTGAATTAGATACAAAAATCAATGAGGCAAATAATTCTATAGATCGTCAAAAAGAGATCCAAAATTTAGTTAAAAACGCAACTAATGACACAACTAAGGCGCAACAAGATCAAGCAAAGGCAGTTAATGACTCTGCAAAAGCATGGATGTCTTTAACCCAAAAACAACGTGACTACATTACCCAAGCCAAACAAGATGTGCTTAGAGAAGGATATATCAAGACCCTTGTAAGAGATGGTATAGGAGTTGATAAGGCGAATGCATATGCTGATGCACAGATTGCAGCAAATGGAGAAAATGCTTTTAAAGCACCATTGCCAAAGGATGTGCTACTTGCTGCCCGCGAAAACTTCAATCTAAAAAATTATACTTTTAGTAAAGACGAGTTGGCGGCAATTGCTCGTGCGCAAGGCATTGCAAAGACAAATAATTTTGCTCAAATCGAAAGTTTATATGGTTTGCCTGCTGGAACACTTGCCGCATTGATTCTTCAAGAATCTGGAGCTGATGCCGGAGCAAGAAGTCCTACCGGGGCAATTGGTCTTTTCCAAACAACGAGTGTGTTTAGAAAGCAATATGGACTTAATGCCAAAAGTTCTACTGAAGAAATTGCAACAGCAGCAGCTAAAGACTTATCTAAACATTTGGCTGATTTTGGAGCCATGGATAAAGCACTCATGGCCTACAATGCGGGTGCAGGTGGCTTAAGAACTTATTTGAGAGGTGGCCTATCAGATAGCAAGCGTAAAGAGGTTGCTGGTTACGCACCGGGTTTCCAGAAGTGGTTCGCCGGAGTATCTGGAAAATCTACTGTAGACAATTCAATTTTAATGCCTACGCAGGCAGATCAACTTGAATTAATTAATAAGGCTGCTGAATCTCAAAAAGCCATTGATGATGCTAAAAAAGATGTCGATGCTCGGTATTACACCGAAGCTCAACGACTGGCTAAGGAGCATCAAGATAATGTAGATAAGATCACATTTGCTTATGGTGGAACTCCGCAGCTAAAAGAAAAACTTGCTCAAGAGGATGCTTTATATGCCGCTCAAATTGCGAAATTAAAAGCTGAAAAAGAACAGGAGTATAACCAATACTTCTCTTTTGAAACTGATCGTATAAAGCAAATTGAACGTGATTACGATATTCAAAAGCAACTTGTTAATGCAAATGTTGAGTATGACACAACAAAAAAAGCAGAAATTACTGCAGCTTTGGAGCGTCAAAAACAACAGGAAATAGCTTGGGAAAAGCTTGCTCAAGAACAACGCTTAAGTGATGCGAGTGCATTTTTAAGAACTGAACTGGAAAATATGCAAATACGCTTTTCATTCGAGCGTTCGCAGATTTTACTTAATTCACAAATCTCTAAGGACGAACAGCAAAAGCGAATTGCGTTACTACAAGCTCAAGAGCAATTAGGAAAGTTAGATAAAGCAACCCAAGCGAGCATGGCGTGGGATAGCACTAACGCAAGCCTAAATGGCTCAAGTGATCTTTATCAACTGGATCAAGAAAGACTTGGGCAAACTTCACAATCTATGGCCCTTGCAGAAGCACAAGCAGCTCTTTCGGAGTCAGCCGCAGAACAAGAGGCAATTTGGCAAGCACATAAAGATCGTATGTTTATGATCGATCAAAATTATGAGCTTAAAAAGTCGGCACTTGGAGCAAGGGTTGCTTCTGAAACTTTGGGGGGGATGGCTGATTTAATGGGTGGTTTAATGGGTGAACAATCGGCAGCCTATAAAACCATGTTTGCCATGTCTAAAGCATTTGCAGTTGCTCAAGCAATTATGAATGCACCACAGACTTACTCAAACGTTTATACATCTGCTTCATTAATACCAATGATCGGGCCATACATTGCACCTGTTTTGGCTGGTGCTGCTGTAGCAGTACAAGTTGCACAAGCAGCTCAGATCAAATCTGTAAACCTTACAGGTATGGCGCACAATGGTATTGATAGTGTGCCCAAAGAGGGGACTTGGTTGCTTGATGGTGGTGAACGTGTATTGAACCCTAACCAGAACAAAGATCTTACTAACTATTTGAACAATCAAAAAGATAGTGGGCCTCGAGTTGTGGTTTACAACAACAGTAAAGCAAATGTTGAAACGAATGTTGGTGATGACGGGAAGGTGTATGTGACCATTGATGATGTATACAACCCAAACAGCAAGTACAGCCAAGCAATGCAGGAAAGTTTCAATATCTCAAGAAACAGGGGGTAAAAATTGGATAAGTTCATGCTCTGCCCGTTGTTAAAGGGGTATGACTTTACACCGGGCAGCAATTTGCGAGAGCAAGAAACAGAAGGGGGACCTCCAAGACAGGTCCCTTTTTTTGTAGGAGCTTGGCACACGGTAAACGTTTCTATCTCTCTAAATAACGAGGATGAAAAGGAGTACTTCTGGGCTTTTTGGCGTGACAAGCAGTACAAACCTAGTAACTGGCTTTGGAGGCTAGCATTAGACAATGCAAGGCTAGAGGAATGCGAGTGCAGGTTTGTTGCAGATTCGCGTCCAAAAGAAGTAGAGCGAGATGGAAAAATCCTTCAACTCAGTTTTCAGCTAAGAATCAAGCCTATTCACCGTGATCATGAAAATGACAGGGACATTATTGAGGCTTGGCAAAATGGAGGCCCGGCAGTTATAGGCACAATTGAAAAAGTACCAAATGAATGGTTCCCGAACGCTACAGGAGTTTAGTGATGATTATTACTGATGAAATGCTAGCAGTTTTAGACCAGTCCTCCGGTCCAGTCGGCTTGCTTGAATGTATCGAAGTATCGCACCCCAGTTGGCCTCGTGTACTTCGATATATCGTGAATGGTAGTGATCCGATGGATCTAACACATGAGGATGGGCAGACTTTTACCTATTCTTTTGCTCCTCTCAATATTACACGGAGTAATGAAGAGGAGAATCTGGATCAGAAAATTACGGCAGCTATCGGTGATGTAGGATCTGAAATCCCCGACTTGGTTGATCTTGTTTTAAAAGACTCGGTTCGAATACCACCTATATTGAATTATAGAGCATATGTTATCGGCAAATATGACCTGCCGTGTACATATGCTAAAGGGCTTGAAGTTATTGTAATTACAAGGGATTGGAAAGGCACTAGCTTTGAGGCGCAAGCTCCCGGTTTGAATGATTCAGGAAATGGGGAAATTTATTCGGCAAGTACAGATCCTAGTTTAGAGGGATTTTACTCATGAATATTCGTCAGCTTTTTTATTGTGTCTATGATCCAGAAAATTTCCATTGCGTGCATTTCGTCATCTTGGCCGCAAAGGTCATCTTTGAGAAAGATTACACGCCGTGTTTCTTGGGTTTAACTGGACCATTACAGGAATCAATAAAAACATCACGTAATACAGTTCACAGAAACAAGCACATCAAAAAGCCGAAAGACGGCTGCATTGTCTTAATGACTTATCTAGATCAAAGCTCCCACGTGGGGCTTTTTTTTCAGGGTCGAATTTTTCATTTGATCGAACGCGGGCCGCAGAGAATCACTGTAGAGCAGGCGAATAGTATTTTTAGTCGGATTCGATATTATGAGCCAAATTTATCTTTACCAGAACTCTCTCAACAAGAACGAAGTTGATGTAATCGATACAGATAACATTCTGTTTGAATTTCTTAAAGTAAAAAAACAATTTCCTCAAGCAAAAATTTATCTCGGTAATCCTTGCCCGGAAAATGACATAACACCATCAATAAAAGATAAGGCATCAATTGCGCGCTTAACCGAAATTGCAGATGACTGCAGTATTGTTTGTCATCCGGGTGAATTAAGCTCATTTGTGACATGGGTTGCAACAAAGATTCTGGGTTCTGCTGTTTCTGCTTTGGTTAAAGTTCCCAAGCCAAACATGAGCAATAACGGCTCAATGTCCGGTTCAAGCAACAACAACTTATCAGATCCAGAAAACCGCCAACGGTTAAAACAACGCATTCCTTTCATTTTGGGTCGTGTCAAGGCTATTCCAGATCTTTTTGCCCCAGTCATCAAATACTTTAAAGATGGGGTTGAAGTTGAAGAATCATTGATGTGTATTTGTGAAAACCCGGTGCAAGTTTCTAACTTTAAGTCAGGCGATACACCAATACAAGAGATACCCGGCACAAGCCTTTCAGCCTATGGACACAATCAATCCCTAATAGGTAATGAAACGATTTATAAGTGGGGTGATACTTTTGACCAACCGCCTGTCATTGCCCGTCAAAATGCTTCAATTAACGGACAAACTCTTTTGCCGCCAAACAGCACGCGTATTGAAGCGAGTGATATTTATTTCCAATATCCAAATTTGATCAAAGCGAATGATCAAGGCACTGCTGATAAATTTAATGCGTTTGATATTAATGACTCGTTAATTATTAGTGGGGCGAATTTTGGTATTAATGACTTGGCTATTACTGGGCAAGTTGATGTAGACAATACCAATAATACATTTTCAATTGCTTCAAATCAGACCGTTGTAGACTTTCAAGATTACCGAAAAATCAATGTAACTTCTTTGCTTGTAACTGATCCTGTGAATGGGCAACTAGATCTTGCAGGTTTGTATGATATTGACACAATTACCTATGTGTCTGGTGTTTATACGATTCATTTAAAGAATCCAGTTTCAACAAACTCAAACTTTGCAAATCTTACCGAAGTTTTAACGGCTAATTTATCTGCAAACCTTACAGCTAATTCAGCAAACATTTTCTTGGATGGTAATTACGTTGTAACTGGCGTTGATATAGCCAACAAGCAAATTTCTTTAGCTACCCCAAGTGCTGTGAATGATGACTGGAACAAGCTCGCAGACTTAGCGGATCAGAAAACCAGTACCGGTACAATTAAGCTAAGAGGGAGCCAAGAAAATTATATTGGATGGTTTACGATTGAGTCAGCAAAAGCTACTGGGTTGCTACTCAACTTTCAGGCGCTTAATGGTATTTATCAGGGATCCGATGCTAAGTTTGTAGATATTTATGTTGAATATCAGCAAGTATTAAACGGAAACCCAACAGGCAATGTTTATAACCAAACAATACGCCTGAATGGTAAAGCGAATAACCGCGATAGTGTCGGTGGCTCAATGTGGATTACATTGCCATTTACTGGTGCAGTGCGCTTTCGAGCGCGCCGTACAAATGACAATGGTGACGCTGTAGATCTGTCAGATGAAACTAAGTTTTATACAGCATACGCATATCATTATTTGTCTAAGCTTGTATATGACAACCGGATTTTAATTCGTCAACGAACGCAAGCAACTCGTGCCGCAACAGCTATTGATAGTCGCATGACAAACTGTATAGCAGAAAGTTTGGTTTACTCATACCGTGATGGAGTTAAGTCGAATACTCGCATCCCTTCAAGATTTATTCCTGATCTAGTAATTGAGTTAGCTTTGCATAAGTTGATTGGCCGAAGAACATTGAATGAAGTAAATGTCGAAAAACTGTATTCAGTTTTTGATGAGGTTGTTGATTATTTCGGCTCAGAAAAGATGGCTGAGTTTAATTACACAATTGATGACGCTAATCAATCATTTGAAGAGATTCTAAGAATGTTGGCGGGCGTCTCTTGCTGTAATGATCGCCGTCTAAATCGTCAGATTTACTTTGAGCTTGAGCGGGCGGGTCGAGAGCCTTATTTATTATTCAATCATCGAAATAAAAAGGCCCGTTCTGAAGTTAGGACAATTCGAACAAAACCAGAAAACAATTATGACGGTGTGGAAATGACATACGTTGATAGTGAAGCTGGATGGATTGAAAAAACTTTGAAAATTCCTAATGACCAAATCACTAACCCGAAAAAAATTGAAGGCTATGGAATTGTTTATAAGCAGCAAGCGCATATTGTTGCGTGGCGTGCTTGGAACAAGATTCAATTTCAAGCAATTAATTGTCGTTTTTCGTGTTTTGCAGAAGGTGAGTTGGTTGGTAGTGGCGATCCAGTAGCAGTGGTTGATGATACTCGACTTGCACCAACTTTCTTTGGTGATCCTTCACAAGCGATTTTATCGGGAGAGGTGCTCGCTTGGAATGGCTTAAACATTACAGGCTCGCAGCCTTGCAAGCTATCTACCGAGCATTCATTTGTAATCCATCTACAACTCAAGAGCGGTTACATAGATATTATTCCGGTGACGCAAGGTCAAACTGATTTTGATTTTGTTCTTTCTCGCCCACCAGTTGAAGCACTGGTGACAGAAGGCGAAGTTAAAACCGTTTATTCACTCTCTACTGATGATCGGCAAGATGATGATCTATTCCTCATAACAACAAAGAGAAGGGCAGGTATTTTTGAAAATGAATTAACACTCGTAAACCTTGATGAACGTTACTATCAAAATGATAGTGACATAAAAAACAACCTAATTTAATTACCAGTCCTTTAGATCCCCGCATTTGCGGGGATTTTTTTTGGAGAAAATTTATGGCTCTAAATGCTGAAAAATTTGCAAATCTTGAGCGCGATATTGATGATACTGGAAAGGCTATTAATACCGTTGCTGTTATTGAGCCTCGATATGGAGAGCCTTTTTATTCATTACCATTGGCAGTGCAAAAAGTAATGGAGACAGGTGGATTTGAACCGTTCCAAACCGAAGCGCTATTACTGGCTAGCACGCCGACAGTTTCACCTAAAGCAGCAAAAGCTATGGATACCAAGAAAATTTGGTATTGGGGAAAATATGAAGGGGAAAATGTTGATGCTTGGCATGACACTGGGTTAAGTGAGCTAGATCAGGCAAGAATATATACAGATGAACAATTTAATTTAGCAGTACAAAAATCAGTATTTGAAACTTTATCGCAGTTATTCGGATTAGCTAAATCTGATGATGAGAAGATCAAATCTCTTTTTACTGATGCAGCGGGGAACGTTGTAATTGGTTATGACTTAGAAAAAGATACAGGCATTTATGCTGGAATGCTTGAGCAAGTTGTAGAAATTGTACCGGGATTAAAAATTTACAATGATGGTAGATATTTGGGTCTACTAGGTGATTCTGAAAGACGAATCTTAATCGGTTATGACATGCTTAATGACTTGCCCATCATTGCGGGCCTTGATGAGTTGATCAATGGTGCGGGCGGCACAAATACAAAACCTGTTCCAGCCGAAAGAAACCATATAGTTGGATACGGACAGTCTTTAAAAACAGGTGCTACCGCAACAGTTATTCTAAGTATTCTTCAGCCTTATTTTAATGTGACATTCGGTACGGGTCCGCGTATGGACTCTGCTGCAACTTCGGTCATTCCATTGGTTGAGCAATTTAATAATCCAAGTTCAGACGGCTACAGCAATCGCGGTGAGACTTGTTGTTCTGGTGCTGCAAATTATGCAAGCCGTGCAATGATGCTTGAAAACGGTATTGATCCGAAAGATCATGTGATTTTTGCAAGCACTGCTGCACATGGTGGGTATCGTATAGATCAGTTAAAAAAAGGGTCTGAATGGTATAGCTTTTTGATTAAGCATATAACTGAAGCAAAACGGTTGAGTGGAGATAAGACTTACAAAACGCAAGTTATTGATTGGGGGCAGGGTGAAAATGACGCCATTTATACTGTTCGAACCCCCTATGCGGTTTATAAGTCTGAACTTGCACAGCTGCAGTTAGATGTAAGCAGTGATATTAAAGAAATCACCGGGCAATCTGAAACAGCACCATTTATTACTTACCAGATGTCATATGCTGCCCGCACATGGCCTGATATTGCAAAAGCTCAATTAGATTTAGTTCGAGAAAGCCCGTATTTTATGCTTTCAACACCTATGTATCACATGCCATATGCAGAAGACAGCATTCATTTAACAAATGTTGGTTACAAGTGGCTTGGTGCTTATGTTGGTCGAGCTTATAAGCAATATATGATTGATGGGCGAAAATCAGATTTCATCAACCCGAAAGTAGCTCAACTTGTAGGTGATGAAATACACATTCATTTTGATGTGCCGAAAGCGCCACTTGTGCTTGATACGGCAACTTTGGCTGCTACTACAGACAACGGCTTTAAGGTTTTAGTAAATGATACTGCGGCAACGATTTCCGGCATTAGCGCAGAAAATGACAAAGTTATTATCAAACTGTCTAGCCCACCTGCAACAGGTGCATCGGTAATTGTTAGATACGCCCTAGATTACCTAGGTGCTGGATTATCAATAGATGGCGGTGCTTCCGGCAATCTCCGTGATTCAACAACAGATTCAATTGAAATTGCAGGTGTAGAAAGACCGCTATATCACGTATGCCCGCATTTTGAATTAACTGCATTTACAGATAAAGGAATTTAAAAATGACTCAATTATTTTTTCAAGCGAAGAACTTTGTAAGTAAGAGATCTTTACCTAAATTATCAAATGTTGATGATTTGCTGCCAAATCTTGAGTATGAAGCGTATGGGCATTGGGTTTTTGAAAACACATCGGCTTCATTGACGGATAAAGTGAATAATAGACTTTTAGCATTGCAAAGTGGTGCTACAGTGCAACCCATTTACTCTGAATCGGGAGTAACAATCTCAACTGCCGTAGGTAATGCTCTTGTAAGTGATTTAATTGATACATCAGCACAAAGTGTAACGCTTACAGCAGTTGTGAAATGCAATAACACCCAATTAGCTATTTTATTAGGAAACTTAGTACCCAGCAATTCTACAACGAGTAGTGGTTTAGCGGGCTTTGCTTCGGCCGGGAAGGGATACTTGACAGTTAAGCCAACCGCTGCTGCTGGTTCGGGGGGAATTTCGTCATTAACACCAGCATCTGGGCATAATCAAACATCAAACTTTTTTATTGCTGTTAGCGTAGATAAAGCAACTAAAAAAGGAATTATTTACGTTCAACAAAATTCGGCAGAATTAACAAACGAAGCAGTTTATACAGCTCCTGTTTACGAAAGTGCACTGAATAAGTTTGCTTTTGGCAATAATGCATACACGGGATCAAATGCCCCGGCAAATACAGCAACTTTTGCAGAAGGGGTTATCTTTGATAAAGCTTTAACTTTAGATGAAATTAAAGCTGTGGCTACCCGATCCAAAGATAGAATGAAAAACCGTGGAATTACCTTTTAACGAGCCCCTTAATTGGGGCTTTTATTACCCATGTCTGGAGAAATAAAATGTCTGAAACTCAGTCTGCATTCGGGGTTGGTGCAGCAACAATAACGCAAAAAGTAACAGCAACTACTGGGGTGGGGTCATTTATCGGCTTTATAGCAAAAATCGATGTAATTGCATGGGGTGGTTTGGTAATTGCTGCACTTGGTTTGGCTGTACAGCTTTATTTCGCTTGGGCGCGTAATCGCCGTGAGAAGGTGGAGCATAAGCTGCGAAAGGCAGAGTACGAGCTACGTATTAAAAAGTTAAAAGGTGACTGTAATGTCAAACAAGACTAAATATATTGCAGCAGTCTTAGCAGCTTCGGCTGCTTTTTTTGTGGGCGTAAAAAACGATGAAGGGTTTACATCAAAGCCAGTAATTCCCGTTAAAGGGGATCGGCCAACACAGGGCCATGGTTCTACATTTAAACCCGATGGCTCACCAGTAAAAATGACAGATCCACCAATTACATGCGCGACTGCAGATAAATGGTTGCGTAATGATGTCGCAAAACGTGAAGTAGCATTTAAAGATTCATTGAAGGGCGTAAAATTATCACAAACTGAATATGACCTTTACTTGGATTTTTCATATCAGTACGGGGTACCAACATTCGCAAAATCATCAATGCTTAAACACTTGAAAGCTGGTCAATATAAAGCGGCTTGCGACTCATTACTTAAATATAAGTACGTTGCAAAGCGCGATTGCTCTATTCGTAAAAATGGATGCTATGGCGTCTGGACTAGACAGCTTGAAAGACATGCTAAATGTATAGGAGCGCAGTGATGTGGATTGTATTTGCTGCTAAATATTGGCGAGAAATCATTATTGTGTTTCTCGCTTTTTTATTGGCCATATCTTTAGCCGTACTCAATTACAAAACTGGTCAGCTAAAAGAAGCTGAACAAAAGTGTCAATCTCAGATCCAAGAGATTGAGCGCAAGAATTTGAAAGCTCTTGCAGAAAAGCAAAATCAGATCAATAAAGTGAGCGCAGACTATGAGCAAGTCAAAGCAGAGCAAAACACTAAAGTCGAATATATTGAGCGTGAAGTGCAAAAGATCGTGGAGCGTCCTGTTTATAAGTCTAGCTGTATTGATGATGACGGGGTGCAGCAAATCAACGATCTTATCAAAGCCGGTAATACCAGCTAACTTAACGCAGCCATGCCCAAATTTGAATGAATTGGCGGGAACAACGGGCAAAGATTTAATGATCTGGTCAGTTGATACAGTTGCAAAATATAATGATTGCAAAGCAAGACACGGTGCGATTGTGAAGGCTCTTGAGTAATGACTTTTTAGTGTGCAATTATTTGCTCAATAATCTGGATAATTGCACATTATGAGCAAAATTATTCTCATCTCTTTTTCTCTCGAGGTTTTATCATGCAGCAATTAATGATTATGGTCACAGAAGTTGGAAAGCTTGAGCACACATGTAATTTGCTTGCTGAGGTAAACAAAGGCGGTAAAGTCATAAAGGTTTTCGACTACAACGGTAATCAATTACCAATCAACATTGATGGAACCGTGACATTTAATAGACGCCGTTGGGAACTTCCCATTAAAGTAGATTTAAAATAATTTTGAATGTAGTTTAAAAATACGTAAAACAAGACAAATGCAGATTTAAAAAATAGTGCAACAAAAGTGTAGCAATCTTATTTAACCTACTGATTTATATAAGTAACAACCGCTCTAGATTGAGCGCTTTTTATTAAATTTAATCAAATTTCATTTATTTAATAATTATAAAAAACAATTACTTATAAATTATATTTAATTTGCTTGCAATTCAATTTGCATAGAATTTAAAATCAAGTGCAACAAAAGTGCAGCAAGATTTTAAACAATGGCGACCTTTCAAAAACGCAATGGTAGAGTGACAGCTACCGTTAGAATTAAGCCGCATCCGGCTAAATCAAAAACATTTGATACTTTGCGCGATGCAAAGAAGTGGGCGCAAGAAACAGAAGTAAGATTAAAGAATGAAAAGTTAGAGATTTTCGACCATATTATATTTAAAGATGCCTTAAT